TAGTTATTTTGCGTTATCCAGACACAAAAACAATAGCTATTGGCGCTGGTTTAACAGGCACAGAAAGTGCAGCCAGTGGCGGTTATAAAAGAGCTACTATTACTGCTGGCACAGGCAATGTGAGTTGGGCATAATGGCGCATTACGCATTTTTAGAAAACAATATAGTAACCGAAGTTATCGTAGGAATTGATGAAAACGAATTGATAGAAGGTCTACATCCTGAAACTTGGTATGGCAATTTCAGAGGTCAAGTTTGCAAGCGCACTTCATACAATAACAATATCCGCAAGCAATATGCAGGAGTTGGTTATACTTATGATCCTGTCGCAGATATTTTTATTGCGCCAAAACCTTATCCATCTTGGTCGCTCGATGAAAACTTTGATTGGCAAGCTCCAACGCCTAAACCTCAAGGAGATAAATGGTATTGGGATGAAAAAAGTTTAAAGTGGATTGAAATTAATGGCTAAATTATGCAAAGCTGGTCAGCAACTTCGGGAGCAAATCGATGATGATTATCCTGATCGCGATAGGCGCAGCGATGGCGTTGCGGCTGATGCTCGCCATTACGCAACAAATCCTTTTTCGGATCATATCCCGAGAAATGGAATCGTTAGAGCTTTAGATATAGACGCCAACCTCAACGCGCATCCTGAAGAAACTTATGCATTGGTCGAGAAAATTCGTAAATGTGCCAAGCGCGGTGATAAACGCATCAAATATATTATTTATGACGGAAAGATTATGAGTCCAATATTGGGCTGGAAGCGCCGCAAATACAAAGGCGCTAATCCTCACCGCTCGCATTTTCATATTAGCTTTACAACTTTGGGAGACAATGACGGCAAATGGTTCGACCTCGAAGGAGACAGAAATGAGCGACTTAAAGAAGATGGCGGAAAGTTGGGCCAAGACCTTCATCGCAACAGCCCTAGCGACTTATCTAGCAGTCGGGTGGGATGTCGATGCAATTGCAAATGCAGCTCTAGTATCAGTCTTGCCTAGCATTATTAACTGGCTTAACCCTAACTACGAACGCTACGGCCGCGTTAAGTAAATGGATGCCAATACCATCGCTGGCTTTGTCGCGTCCGTTCTCGGATCAATCGCCTTACTAATCGCTGGGCTTCGTTACATAATCAAATTGGAAAATATACCTATTGTGTCGCGCCTTGATAAAATGGAGTCTCAGTTAGAATTAGCCCTATCGAAGAAGGTGGGGGCTAATGGCAACAAGAAAGCGCGTTAAGAAGCCGGTCAAGAAAACCGCTAAATCTCGCCGAACAGTTAAAGAGCTGCCTACTAAATTGGATTTCTGGGCGATTGCTTGCAAAGAGATTTACGAAACCTGCCGTAAAAATGGGATGGATGAAGGCTTGGCTCTTGCCTTTGCTATGGATCGAAGCTCTTGGCCTGACTGGGTAATCGACCCACAAGATCCGATTCGTAAAATCGGGTGGGAAGATGGCGAGGAAGACGTCTAATTTACCTACGCGAGGTTGAACTGTTTAAGGCGCTTAAAGCCGTTTATCCGGACTTAACGCCACTATCGGCAACCGACCGAGCTGACGGCATTACCCGCGATGCGTATATCGAGATGAAGTGCCGCCGCACTCATTACCCCACACTTTTGATTGAGAAGAAGAAGTGGGATTACTTGGCCGATATAAGGGCTAGAACGGGCGCTAGGACGCTTTATATCAACTCCACCCCACAAGGGGTCTATCAGTTCGATTTAGGGGCTATAAACGAACCTGAGTGGCAATTAAAGGCCCTTCCAGATAAGACCGACTTCGTCAATAGTGGCAAGGTTGAAAAGCTTTGTGGCTTCCTCGATGTTCAACACTCCGAGCTCTTACTTGTCTAAATAGATTTAATTAAATACATTTATCCCGTAAATCCATTTAAGGGTTACAGAACGGGAGAGTAAGTGATAAATAATCCAGCAGTAATTCGATTTGATTCTACTTCTGGCGCTTGGTCTGATGGTAAGAATTACGTTAAAGGCCAAATCATTCGCAGATATGCAATTGAATCGCTAGGTAGAAAATCAGTTAGAGGGCGGTTAAGCCGCGATGAAATCTCAGCCTATTGGCTAGACCGATTCGGGGTGAACGCTGATGTCCAATAACTTTACAGCTGAACAAATCGTAATGATTTGCATTGGTTTATTTGTAGGCGCTTTATGGATTTCTGCTGCTATCGAATCGGCTAAAGCCAAAGCCTTTAATGAAGGATACAAAAGAGGACGGAGCACTATAAATGTCAGAGAGATCGTTAAGTGACTGGCTCTCGGACGCTGGTAACACCCTCGAAGACAGGGGGCTCGAATATGGTGATCCGAGATTCAATCTTCTACGCATTTACAAAATCGCGAGGCTGCTCGGTGTTCAGCTCAGAGACCCAGCTGACGTGGCGCTCATCTTTATCGCGACAAAACTCAGCAGAATGGTGGAAAGTCCAGAGCGCGAAGATTCGTATCTCGATCTCATTGGATACTCCACTATCTTGGGTTTCTGCCGATTTTCTACACCAGAAGATTGGGATGACGTTGAGTTTGACTCGCAATCATAATCAGCACCAATGGTGCGATATTTGTAAAAGTCGCTACGGACAGATGAAAGATGGCACTTGGCACTTAAAAGCGCAAACGCCAGCTGTATGGAAAGTGCAAAGTGAAACCCCTATCCGAAAGGCTCAAGTGCGGTTCTATTGCCAACCTTGCGCCGATGAGGTGCAAAACTGGCCAGATGGAATGTTCTGGACTTTGAAAGAACAACTAGAGATGGCGATTGATGAATTTGCCGGACGGGAGAAATTAAATGTCGAATTACCTTGATGATTATGTATCGGTGCAGGATCGCTTAAAGGAGTTTATAAATGAATATCCGGACTATCGCATTAAAACTCACGTCCTTGAGGAATCGCTTACGCCTAACTGTGATGTCTATATTGTTAAGTGCGAGCTTTATCGGACTGAAGCGGATGCTGCGGCTTGGACAACCGGACTTAGTTCGGAATCAAAATCAAAACAATATGCTTTGGAACTTGCGGAAACTGGCTCTCTTGGACGAGCTCTTAATCTCGCTGGATATTTTGCAAAGCCAAGCCCTAGCCCAAAGAAACCAATTCAGACGACCAAGCCTGAACTCGCCGAATTTATCAAAGAGACAAGACCAAACGACCCTGAACCGATTGTCTGGGATGTTACGGCTATCGCAGAAGAACTCGGTGCGGAAGTAGTTGATGAATTGCCATTATGCAACGATGGCTGTGGCCCGATGGTGCTTAAACAAGGCAACAAAGAAGGCAAAGAATATCGCGGTTATGTATGCCCAAGACCGAAATCCGGGCATCCAGCTAAATGGATGAGAATTGGATCAGATGGCAAATGGGTGTTTCAAAAGTGAAAGAAGCACACCCTTTCAAGTGTGGGCCTTGCAAAAAGGTGACAGTCCACAGCTTCATCACTAAATACGATAGCGAGATAACCGAAGGCGATGAAGTTTGGTTAATGGAATGTCAGAATTGCTTCGAGCAGCGCCTATTTGATCCAGTAGATCGAGTGATTAATCGAGAGGATGAGATAGGCCGCTGCAACCAATGTGGCAATTACAAGATGAAGAACGCTAAGTGCCGAATCTGCCGGATAGCTGATGGGCAAGAGCGTATTAAAGAACGCTATTGGAACGGCAACGCCACACTTGAGAGGTTTATAGATGCCGATATATGAGTTCAAGTGCGATAAATGTGAAGCCATTACGGATGTCGCACTTGGCTTTGATTCCCCAAAAGAAGTAATCTGTCAGAATTGTGGAGTGAGGATGTGGCGAGTATGGACGCCAACACCGACCCACTTCAAAGGAGACGGATGGGCGAGCAAGGAGAAATAAGGCGAAGAATCCACTCAATCAAATATATCCGGCAGATGCTTGAATGGGGCTTCGATAAGGAGTTTATAGCCCGAGATATGGGCATATCCTTAAGTTCATTAGAAACCAGATTGAGACGAGCGAAAATAAGGGAGCAGAATGACAATCAAAGACCTGAGTCTGAAGCTAGCGGCAATTAGCCTCCTGGCTGACCAAGCAAAGCGCCTCAAGGACGAGTTACGAGCCGAACTCAAAACCGAGATGGACAGTTTAGGAGCTGATCGAGTAAAGGCTGAATTAGGCGATGAGGTAATCGCATACATAACAACAACTAAGCCGAAATTTAAGTGGGTTATTAAATCGGATAGAAAGTTCGTTGAATGGGTGAAAGCCAATTGCCCTAGTGAAATAGTTGAACAGGTAAGAGAGTCGTCGGTCGATACGATATTGGATAAATTCAATTATGTTGATGAGTTAGTGATTGATCCGAATGGTGAGCCAGTTGATTGGTTAGAAGGTAGCGAATCAGAGCCTTATCTAACGACTAAATTTCACGGCGAAGGTAGAGAAAAGCTGCGTAATGCCATTATCGGATGGGATGCGGCTAATGAGATAAATCTGCATAAAGTATTGGAGTTAGAAGGCTAGTAAGCCTTTGACCTGCGGTTATGTTACGTTACTTGACAAGCGCAGTATACTCTCGCCGAAGCGCGGGCGCAGAGCTGGCCCTTAAGCGGAGATCGAGGGGGGCCTTTTGTCTTCGCCTGATGGCTACGACGTTAATAACAGCTCTGATAACAATAATAAATCAAACGCCATCAAAAGCATCTAACAATATGAATCTAAAACTATATGCATATAACCTTCTTAGCTGGGATGAATTTCAATGTTTTAATTGGCTCATACATTACGAGTCTCGATGGAATCCAAAGGCTAAGAATGGTTCTCACTATGGGCTGGGCCAAATGCGATCCACCTGGTATCGAGACCTATCACCTCAAGGTCAGATAAAAGCATCTATCAAATACATACGTCACAGATACGATGACAGTTGCAAAGCATTACAACACTTTGAAACGAAGGGCTGGCATTGACTCACAAGAGATATAACTCAGCCTATTATCAAAGAGTTCGTAAGTTGGTATTGGAACGCGATTACTTCACTTGCCATTACTGCGGACAAGAAGCCAACACAGTCGATCACCTAATACCCATTAGCAAAGGTGGAACTGATGAAGCTACCAATATGGTCGCAGCTTGTATTAAATGCAATAGTGGTAAGCGCGATCGTATGACCCCTACTTTTTTTGAGCGCACACGCACACCCACGACCCCCATTGGGAAGATTTTCCCTGAAAATGGAACGGCCGTTCATTATCTGGCCGACTCTGGAGAATAATGGCAGCATCGACGGAGATCGCTAGGGTTCGGGACGAATCGGCTTACCGTGGTGTGCCAAACCCACGAATTCACACAAAACTTAGCGATTTACCCTCTCACGGCGAACAAATGATTAAGTTTTGTGAGGAAATTGGCTTCACTTTGCTACCTTGGCAGCAATGGTTAGCCCATCATTCGCTTAAATACAAGCCAGACGGCCGATGGGCTCATCCAATAGTCTGCCTGTTGGTTGGACGCCAAAACGGAAAATCTACCTTTATGGCTTTGAATATTTTATTTAGAATTTACGTCCTCAAAGAAAAGTTACAAGTTCATACAGCACATAAGCTCACAACCTCGGCCGAACTGTTCTATAAGATTTACGCGATTATCGAGCAAACTCCTCGATTGGCTGCGGAGTTTACTAAGAAACTGGAAAGTAAAGGATTTCAAGAATTACAATTTACTGAAGGTCGTCGATACATAGTTAGAGCTAATAACTCAGCGGGTCGAGGAATAGCTGCGCCCGAATGTATACACCTTGATGAGGTCAGAGACTACAAAGATGAGGATGTTTGGTCTGCCCTGCGTTATACCCAAATGGCTAGTTCTAATCCTCAAACTTTCATTTATACGTCGGCTGGAGATCAGCACTCAATCGTTCTAAACAAATTACGCGAGCGAGCATACGGCGCAATACACGGCAACTCTGACGATATTGGCTGGTTCGAATATTCAGCTCCAAATGATTTAAAATTTGATAATTCAGCTAATTTTTGGCTTGGCGTTTCACAAGCCAACCCTTCTCTTGGCTACACAATTCATCCAGATAACATTCGAGCAGTTTTGAATGATCCTGAGTCAATTGTGCGCACAGAGGTTTTAACTCAATGGGTCGATACAATCAACCCTGTTATCAGTCCGTCACAATGGGAGAGCTGCAAAGTTGAGGGGCTTAGGCTCAATCCCGAGTCTGATACTTGGTTGGCTATCGATCTCAGTCCTGATAGAAAACAAGCGGCGTTAGTAGCGAGCCAAAAGTTAGAAGGCGACAAATTCCAAGTCATCCTCTTGCAGACTTGGCACAACCCGTCTAACCTCGATGATAAATCTTTGGCTAACGATCTAGCTGAATGGGTGCGAAAGTATCCAGTCCAATTAGTCGCCTACTCAGCCCGAACTGCTTCGGCCGTTGCTGCGCGATTAGCACCGGCAGGAATCAGAACTGAGCCAATAGATGGCCTTGATTATGCGCAAAGCTGCGATGAGTTACTGGGAGCAATCTCATCTCAGCGATTAGCTCATTCTGGACAAGATGAGCTGACGAAACATTGCCTATCTGCCGTCAAGTTGCCTTTCGGTGACGGCGGATGGGTAATGGGTCGCAAAGTAAGTAATGCGGTTATCTGCGGAGCAATTGCTGCGGCAATGGCGACTCATTACGCCACTAAAGCAAATGATGGTGTTGATATTGTAATTGTGTAGCACACACCCCTTACAATTTAGGCTTAATGGGTGCTATTAGAGATTTCTTCTTTCCACAAGTTACGGCTCAAACACCGCAGAAAACTAGCGATGTAACCGCCGCACTAACTCCCGTTCAGATTAGCGATTCCGTTTATAACATTCTCGGCGGAGCAACAAATACGACTCGCCAGTTAGCGATGTCAGTCCCTTCAATCGCTCGCGCTAGAAACATAATTTGCGGAACGACGGGAAGTCTTCCCCTCGAGCAATACAACAAACTTACTGGCGAACACGTTGATCCACTTCGCGTCATTAATCAACCTGATCCAAGAGTTCCGGGTTCACTTATCTACACCTGGCTCGCTGAAGATATTTGGTTTTATGGTGTTGGTTACGGACAAGTTTTAGAAATGTATTCGGCAACCGATGGCGGCAAAGTTCGCGCTTGGACACGCGTTAGCCCAGATCGCGTCACAGTTGATACCAATTTCAGAAATACAATGATTGAGTCGTACAAAGTTGACGGAATGGACGTTCCACTTCAAGGAATCGGTTCAATTATTCGCTTCGATGGTTACGATGAAGGATTCTTGCACCGCGCTGGCAAAACAGTTTCAGCAGCCGTATATTTAGAAAACGCAGCGGTTAATTATGCAAAAGAACCTAATCCTTCAATGGTTCTCAAATCAAATGGAACTAATTTAACCGCTGAAAGAGTGTCGGCCTTGCTTTCAGCTTGGCGCACCGCCCGTCAATCTCGCTCGACTGCCTTCCTCAATGCAGACGTTGACCTAAAAGAATTTGGTTATGATCCTAAATCGTTACAACTTGCCGAAGCGCGTCAATACGTTGCTTTAGAATTGGCTAGAGCTGCTGGAATACCAGCTTACTTCTTGAGCGCCGAAACTACCTCAATGACTTACTCAAACTCGATTAGCGAACGGCGCTCATTAGTTGATTTCTCACTCCGGCCATTACTTACGGCAATTGAGAAGCGACTTTCAATGCCAGACTTCGTTCCGGCAACGACTGAAGTTCGCTTCGATCTCGATGACTTCCTGCGCGGCAATCCTTTGGAAAGAGCGCAGGTTTATGAAATCCTTAACCGCATTGGCGCGATGAGCGTTGAGCAGATTCAAGAGGAAGAAGATCTAATCCGATGAAAATCAAAATGCCAATGGTCGTTACAGCGGCCGACACAATCAAGCGCACAATTAGCGGCACTATTGTTACTTGGAACGAGCAAGGTAACACTTCAGTCGGGCCAACAGTATTCGCAGCTGATTCTATTGAAATGAAGCCGGTTAAATTGCTACTCGAACACGACCGCACTCGTCCGATTGGTAAAATGGTTGCTCACGAAGTAACCCCTACTGGAATCGTTGCAACTTTTAAAATTGCTAACACAATGGCTGGAGAAGATGCTTTAATTGAAGCAACCGAAGGTCTGCGCGACGGATTTAGCGTCGGCGCACAAATTAATGAGTGGGTCAACAACAAAGGCGTTATGAATATTACTTCCGCAACGCTCGATGAGGTATCTCTCGTTACTGATCCAGCTATTGACTCAGCTCGCGTTAGCGAAGTCGCTGCTTCTAAGAATGAAGCACCTAAAGAAGATTCTGCTCCGGCAACCGCTGAAGCAGACAAACCAACCGAAGGAGAACAAGTGTCAGACACTACCGTTCCAGCTCCTGCCGAAGAAACGGTAGAAGCTGCTAAGGTCGAAGCCGCTGCGCCACGTCCAGCGTTCTTCACCGCTCCTCGCCTTGAGTTCACAAAGGCGAAATATCTCGAGAATAGCGTCCGCGCTAAACTCGGCGATGATGCTGCTCGTCAATACGTTATGGCGGCAGATGACACCACAAGCAACAATGCTGGTCTCATCCCAACCCGTCAATTGACCGAAGTCATTAACCCATTATCAAACGCAGATCGTCCAGCTGTTGATTCAGTATCTCGCGGCGTTCTTCCAGATGCAGGAATGACTTTTGAAATTCCTAAAATCACCGCAGTTCCAACAGTAGGCGAAGAAGCTGAAGCCGCTGCAATCGATGAGACAGGAATGACAAACGAATTCCTTTCCGTAACAGTTAAGAAATATGCTGGCGGACAGACTTTCAGCGTTGAACTTCTTGATCGTTCTTCACCTGCGTTCTTCGATGAACTCGTTCGTCAGATGGAATACGCATACGCAAAGGCAACAGATGTAGCAGTTACAACCGGCCTAATTGCTGGTGGAACTGACGGCGGCAACCGCACTCTCGATGCTGCTGGACTTCTTGATTTCGTTTCCGATGCTGGCGTTTCAATCTACGCTAACACTCTCGGATTTGCTCAAAACATTATCGCATCACCTCAGCAATGGGGCGCGATTCAAAACCTCGCTGATAACGGCCGTCCGATTTATCAGAACCTCATTGGCAATATGAACCAAGGCGGTAACCTCTCTGCTGGATCAGCAGTCGGAAACCTTCTCGGTCTAAACTTCCGCGTTGATCGCAACCTCACAACAGGTTCAGGCGTTGG